ATCCGAGACAGTGCGTTATCGTTGGATCCACAAACTCAGACAGTGGGTTCTTAAGAGACATCACCGGAAATAGACGCTTTTGGCCTATTAAGTGTAGCGGAAAAACAGAGGTTAAGCCATGGGATCTCGATGAGGATACGGTAGCGCAGTTATGGGCGGAAGCTCTGCATCGATACAACGCAGGAGAACCACTACTGTTATCAGCGGAAGCCGAAAAAATAGCTTATAAGAAACAACGCGAGGCGCTTGAGGAAGATCCGCGGACAGCGCAAGTAATTGACTACTTAAGCAAGAAGCTTCCTGAGAACTGGGATAGCCTGGATCTTGACACGAGACTTATGTACCTTAACGGAGATATGGAATATGACGAGGACAAGCTTGTAGATAGGCAGCAGGTATCCAATATGGAGATCTGGGTAGAATGCTTAGGCAGGCGTAGAGAGGATCTTAAACGTGCGGACGCGGATGCGCTTACTGCACTTATGCTTAAGTTGGAAGACTGGGAAAGAACAGGGGCTCAAAAGCGTATACCCATTTATGGAAAGCAAAACATATATAAGCGGAACGTGGAACGAGTGGAACGAGAGCTTTCAGAGTTTTGACACCTCTATAAGTGGAACGTGGAACGAGCGGAACGAGGTTTTATATAAGAAGAAAAGAAAAGAAAAGAAAATATATTTAAAGCGCGCACGCGCGCGTAAGGAATATATAGAAAATCTCATTCCACTTTTTTCGTAAAAAATCATTTAACCCACGTGGAATAAGGGCTCACGGGGTGGAATGAGAGGGTGGAATGAGAGCGCAAAAAGGAGGGTAAGTCGTGGACGAAAAAGAAATTGAAGAGATGATAAGGAAAGCAGTTGAAAAACAAAAGGGCAGGTTCCTAAAATTTGTGAGCCCTGGGAATAGTGGAGTACCTGATCGAGTTGCTATCTTCCCGGAAGGCGAGATCTGGTTCCTTGAGCTTAAGAAGGATGGAGGCGTTGCAAAACCTCTTCAGAAGAAGTGGCAAAAGATACTTAAAGGGCTGGGCTGCCACGCGGCAATAATCGAAGGCAAGGCCGAGGCTAAGGAATGGATCGAAAAGCATAGGTGGTGGTTCTATGGAATTTAAGGCGCATGGCTACCAGGAAAAAGCGATAGAAAAGATCCTGCATCAGAAAAAGGTCGGACTCTTCTTGGATCTTGGCCTTGGTAAGACAATTATCACGCTTACAGCGGTCAACTGTCTTTTGGAGAACTTCGCCATATCAAAATGCCTGGTCATAGCACCGAAGCTTGTGGCCGAGAACACTTGGAGCACGGAAGCAGCGAAGTGGAATCACACTAAGGGTATGGTGGTCTCCAAGATCATAGGCAGCAGGGCAAAAAGAGAAAAGGCACTTGAGGAAGATGCGGACATATATGTTATAGGCCGGGATAATGTCGTATGGCTCGTAGAGTATCTGGGAAAAGATTGGCCCTTTGACATGGTCGTTATCGATGAGCTTTCGTCTTTTAAGAATCCGCAGGCCAAAAGGTTCAAAGCACTTAAGCGGGTTATGTCTAAGGTTGACAGAGCTGTTGGTCTTACCGGTACTCCATCGCCTAACGGCTTGATGGACCTGTGGGCGGAGATCTACCTTCTCGATCAGGGCGAGAGGCTTGGACGGACTATAGGAATATACCGTCAGGCATACTTTAAGCCGGCAGTTATGAATGGCTTTGTTGTGTACAAATGGGCGGCAATGCCGGGAGCCCAGAGAAGAATTGAAGAGCTGATATCTGATATCTGCATGAGCATGAGCGCAGAGGACTACTTGGATATGCCGGATAGATTGGATAATGAGATTACCATTAAGCTTCCGGATAAGCAGATGGCAGAATACAGACGAATGGAAAGGGATCAGCTTATCGAGATCGAAGATAAGGAGATCGTGGCCATGAATGCAGCGGCAGTTATGACCAAACTCTTGCAGATGGCCAACGGAGCTGTCTATTCAGAAGATGGAAGCGTGGTAAAGGTCCATCCGTATAAGCTTGATAAGCTTGAAGAGATAGCAGATGTTACGGACTCGCCGATACTTGTCTTTTATTCATACAAGCATGATCTTGAAGCGATACAGGGAAGATTCCCTGAGGCGAGGATCCTTGAAGGATCCAAAGATATCGAAGCTTGGAATGCCGGGAAGATAAAAATGCTGCTGGCGCATCCTGCATCCGTGGGATACGGGCTTAATCTACAAAGTGGCGGTCATGTAATCGTATGGTATGGGCTTACATGGAGCCTGGAGCTTTACCAGCAGGCCAACGGAAGACTTCACCGGCAAGGGCAGCAGGAGACTGTTGTTATACATCACTTAATAGCCGAAGGTACGGCGGATGAACAGGTGATGCGAGCTCTTAAAGCAAAGGACACATCGCAGAGTGCTTTGCTTCGGGCTCTTAAAGAAAGGAGGACGCTGTAATGAAGAATACCTTAACAGATTTGAATAATTATTTATTTGAGCAGCTTGAGAGAATTAACGACGATGAGCTGAGTCCGGATGAGCTGGAGCGAGAGCTTCAGAAGACGGACAGCATCGTTAAGATCTCAGAGAAGATCATAGAGAACGGAGAGCTTGCTTTTAAGACTATGAAGCATATGGATGATTATGGCTATATCACAAACAGGTCAGCAGACGTGATACCGCCTATGCTTACGACGGGGGGGGGACTGGTAGATAATGGCAGTGTGGAAATATCCGCAAGAGGTTGAAGACTTTGTAAGAGAGTGGAGCCCGAAGATGCGAGACCAGGAGCTTGCGGTTAAGGTTAATGAAAAATTCGGGACGCAGTTTACAGCTTCGAGCATAAAAGCATACAGAGGAAACCACGGTATCCGAAACTATCAGAAGCAGCTATCGAAGGAAGAATACTGGAAGTATCAGACGAAATATCCCCAAGGGATGAAAGAAAACATGAAAAGAGTCTATATTTCCGGTCCTATTACGGGCATAGATGGGTATAGGGATAATTTTAAGAACGCGGCCAGCGCGATCAGATCCAAAGGCTTTGCCGTTATAAATCCCGCCGAGATATGCGAGGTAATGCCGGAGGATGCAAAATATGAAGAGTATATGAGCATCTGCGTTCATGGCCTGCTGCCTTTGGCTGATTATGTGGTACTTCTTCCAGGGTGGGAAAAGAGCTGCGGAGCCAATAGAGAGTATGGCTGGGCTATGGCGATGGATCTGATCGTTATAGAACTTGATGCTTTTATCAAGGATGAAAAGGAGGGCGTTTTAAGTGAATGAGGCAGAAGAGTTATTTAAGAATATCAGGTATATCCGCAGGGAGATATACATACTGGAGCGAAAACAGGCGAACATAAGGGAGTCAATGCTGCCGAGCGGAATAAGATATGATAAGGATCAGGTTCAGACATCGCCAGAGGATCCAATGCTTAAATTCGCCGAGCGTATATCGGAAGCCGAGGAACTAAGACAGCAAAGGATAGTGAAGCTTAGAGAAGATAGCGCCCTGGCGCAGAGGATCCTTAACGATATGCCTACGGCAAAGTATCGAATGCTTCTGGAGCTGCGATACATAGAGGGGGGTATCGACTATAGATATTCATGGTCAGAGATAGCCTTCGAGATGAACTATGTAGAGGACTATGTTCGTAAGGAACTGTATCAGGAAGCTATAGCGGAGGCGCAGAAGATATATGATGAATTAAAAACCCCAGTTTCCCCCCTTTAGTCTGTGATATACTGTAGGCGTCAGAATATGGAATGAACGCAGGCGCTTATATGGGCGCCTTTTCGTATGGGGTGATGGCTATGGCTGATAGTATGGAGATCAAGGTCGATAACCTTGAGGAAGTTTTATCCGGACTGGATAAGAGAAAAGAATATGTGGCCAAGGCTGTTAACTCTACTTGCAGAGACTTTAAGTCGAGAGCCCCGGCATGGATATCTAAGGCCGTGACTGCTGAGTATACCATTAAGGCGTCTGAGGTTAAGGGCGCTTTAACCGGTAAGCATAACGTAGGCAAGATAAGCATAGGGGGTGTTAAGCTGGATGATATACAGCTTGAGTATAGCGGTAGGGTGCTTACCCTGTCCCACTTCAGGTATACTCCTAAGAAGGAGGCGGCCCTGGGGAAGGGGAAGGGAATCATCCCGGGACAGTATACATCTGCCGGACGACCTGCGGTATTCGCTTTCCAGCGTAAGAAGAAAGCCATAAAGGTTGAGGTACATAAAGGACAGAAGGTCTCCCTATCCGGAAGGTACAAGACTACTCCCTTCATTGCATCTATGAATGGATCTCCAATGATGCCATTCCAGAGAAGAGGAGAAGCAAGGACGGATATCGAGAGCTTCAGATCTGTATCAATTCCGCAGATGATAACGAACGATAAAGTTGCTGAAGATATTAACGAAAGAATCAGCGCAGGTTTAGCAGGAAGATTGCAGCATCATCTTGAAAGATACTCGAACGCGTGAGCGTAGGTACTGGGAAAGAATCCAAAATAGCTGCGGTGCTGGCGAGCCCAAAATTCGTCCAGATTTTAGAATGAATTTTCGGGGCTTTTCGTTACGGCTAAGGAGGGTGGAAACTGTGAAGGCTAAACTGAATATGCAAGAGGTCGCGCTTTCATGGCTCAAACCTGCGGACTACAATCCGCGCCTTGATCTTAAGCCAGGTGATCCCGAGTATGAAAAGATAAAGAGAAGCATCGAGGAGTTCACGCTGGTGGATCCGATCGTGGCCAACCAGGACGGCACGATCATATCAGGGCACCAGAGGTATAAGGTGCTCCGCGATCTGGGATATACTCACGCGGATGTGTCCCTGGTCGATCTGGATAAGGAACACGAGATGGCGCTCAATGTCGCCATGAATAAAACCGGCGGCGACTGGGATCCGCATAAGCTCGCAAGGCTTATCGGTAAGATTGACCTGGCCGGACTGGATGCAACCCTGACCGGCTTCGACTCCGGAGCCGTTAAGGACATGATCGGCAAGGTCAACACCGACTGGTTCGATCGTGAGGAAAAAGACGGAAATCAACGCCAGGAAGATAATGCAGAGTATAACGACTTCCTGGATAAGTTTGAAATAAAAAAGACCACAGACGACTGCTATACTCCGGACAATGTCTACGAGGCAGTAGCCGACTGGGTGGAGGATGAGTTTGAGGTAAACCGTGATAAGTTCGTCCGTCCTTTTTATCCGGGCGGGGACTACACGACAGAGGAATACAAGAAGGGCTGCGTAGTCGTAGACAACCCGCCCTTCAGTATCCTGAGTCAGATCATCCGCTTTTACTGTGAGAAGGGGATCAGCTTCTTCCTCTTCGCTCCGTCGCTGACACTATGCACGGCTACGGACTGCGATATAACCTACATAGCCGCAGGGGCGCAAATCACATACGAGAACGGCGCGGATGTATCGACCGGGTTTATCACGAACATGGACGCAGTCAACCGCTTCCGGACAGCCCCGACGCTCTGGGAGAAGATCAAGGTCGCAAATGACGAGAACCTCAGGAAGCTGCACAAGGAACTGCCGAACTACACTTACCCGGATAATGTGGTTACGCCTGCGACTGCTATGAAGTGGAGCCATTACGGCGAAGACTTCCGGGTGAATAAGAACGAGTGCATCATCATATCCGAACTGGACGCCCAGAAGGAAAAGGGCAAGGCCATCTTCGGCAAGGGTTTTCTGCTCTCGGAAAAGGCAGCCGCGGAAAAGGCAGCCGCGGAAAAG